ATGAATATTGCAGTCAAAAGACACGGAACTTTCTGGCAAGCTCGTGTACGTTTCCGTGGAGCTGATGGAACTATCCAAGAAAAAAGTAAATCTCTCGGAATTCCCTGCGCGGGTGGAAGAGGTAAAAAAGTTGCTCGAGCAGCTGCTGAGAAATGGGTTCAAGATGCAGGATTCGTTGAGGTTGTTGAACATAATCAAGCGACAAGGCTCGACTGTTCGGCATATACGTATTGTCTTAATTACTTTAAGAGCCTTGTGGCCACACAGCAGATTGAACGTCGCACTTACACGTCTTATAAGAATAACCTTCGATATATTGATTTGTTCTTTGGAGAGAAGCGACTACAAGAGATTACTGTCACGGATGTCGAGTTATATGTGTCCTGGCTTTATGATTCTGGCTATGCAGCTAATACGGTTAAGAAAGCCTTTAACTCATTCCGTGCTTGCACACGTCACGCTGTGGCAATTAGAGATCTGCAATACGATCCATGTGCGGCAATTAAAGCACCAAAAGGTTATCTTGCTCCGCCAAATCCGCTAAACGAACCTTCGCGCAAGAAGCTTCAAGTTATGCTTTCTGCTCTTGAGCTTTCTCCGATGGTGCTTGCGACTTATCTGGCATATTACACAGGTATGAGGCGTGAAGAATGCTGTGGTCTTAAGTGGAGGGACTTAAATCTTAAAGCAGAGGACGTCACAGCTCATCTATGCCGAGCCATCTCGTATGATGGCGGCAAAACATACATCAAAGGCTTAAAGAATGGCAAAACGAGAACAGTACCCGTTCCAACTCCGCTCGTGGACATACTGAAACAGTGGCGAACTAAGTACATTGAAGACTGCATGCTAATGGGAATTGCGTTTAGTGAAGATATGTATGTCTTAGGTGACTTCTCAGGGGAATATCTCAAGCCAGAGCGTATCACGGCGTGGTGGAAGAGCCACTCTGAAGAGTGGGGTCTTATAGGTACACAGGGGAGAAGACCAGTCTTTCATGATCTGCGTCACACGTATGCCACGATTGCGGTTAGAACCATGGACATCAAGAGCGCTCAAGACATTCTTGGACACAGCGATATTAATATGACTATGCGCTATGCAGATACAGATCTAGAACAGATTCAGAAGGCAGGAAAAATCATCGGAGAAGCTCTTAACGATGCACACAAAGATGGCGCAGAAGTACTACAGCTTAGGCGAGCGATATAAAAAAGAGGAGCTTAAAGCTCCTCTTTTTCGTTCTCTTTTTCAACTTTCTTAAACAAAGAAACAAGCTTTTTCTGGTCGATGGCTGGGAGGGTAAAATCTTCAATATCCATACTAAATAGTAAGCTGGCTATTTTGTTCCTAGCGAATTCATATGTGCTTATTGCTGCAGTTTTCAAAAGCTCGTTATATAGTTTGTCGTCTGCTTCGTCTTTGCTAACGACTGTCGCCTTACCATCTACAATGATGTTTATCGAAGCGAACGCATCGTCTTTATCTTTTTGGAATAAGTTGATATCAGCGGCAAGAGTTATTACTTTGGCATATAAGCCAAGGTCTTTGATTACTCTTGTTTTACAGCTGACCGGCGTAATCGAAAAGGTGAATTGTTCAGTTTCACCTTTCATCTCAGTAGATGTTTGGGCGTTCAAATTCCGTACTCTATTTGAAACTAATATTTGTGTGAGAACTTCAGTTCTTCTTGCCATTACATAAGCTCCCTTGTTTCATCCCTTGCTTCATATGTTTGAATTTGGGCATGCTTTTTATTCGGCTCAAATTGAAGGACATTTGAGTATTCAAGTTGCTCAGATGGTTTTTCATGCAGAGAATAACTCTTTGATTGGACTAGATTCTGTTCTTTTTCGGAAAGTTCATCTTGGGACCCAAAGTCGTTGTATTCTTTGCGAGCGTCAACACTTGCTTTCGTAACATACTCTTTGTCTTGATATAAGAACGTTTCAAGCTTACCGGCTCTAATGAGCTGGGACACTCTTCCCTGTGATATTCCAAGCTCTCTGGCAGCTTCTGCTTTGAGCATTCTTGGGATAGAACTAAGGCTTGTATCTATCACAAAAGAATAAATCTTTCCGCCGTATTGTGGTTCATTATCAACCGTTGGCTCTGTTAATTCTTTGCCATGCATGAGCTGATCTTGAATTTCTGCAGTTAGCAAATCAGAGGCCATTTCCAAGCATTCCATCTTTGAAAATCCCTCAGTCGCTCCACCGAAATCAAATGGAACAGCAATATAGAAATCACCGTCTTTGAAGATTTCGACTTCGTATAGGTATAGCATTTCAGTTCCTTTAATCATCTATCTTTGCATCTTTTAAAATTTTCTTACATGTGTAGTCATTGAGTTCTTTATGTCTTGGGACGTTTGCGTGCCTTCCGTCTTTATGTTTAAATTTTTCGTGCTTTGTCCCGCCGACAGAATAGAATCCTGCTTTTCTAAGCTTAGCTACAAATTTCTCTCTCGATGCCATTAGTGCGTCTCCTGTTGGCAACAGTCTAAACATTCCTTTAGTGGTTTTCAAGTACTATTTAGCTTATTTAAGGTTATATAAGCTCCTGAAGATCATATTAGTTCTGCAAGAATTTTTACCTTACTCTTCTTCAGACGCAGCTTTCGGCTTTGCAACTGGCTTCTTACGCTCGTCTTTTTTCATTTTTGCAATTGCCTTGCGGCTGTCATCCGTTACCTTTTCGGGCAAGAATAGGCGCGAGATTAAGGCTTCTGCAATTTCTGAATTTTTAAGGTTTTGACCCGTGGTGTTCTTGATAGCAACTCGCAGCTTATTAATGACTTCGGTTGAGATGATATGGTCTGCAAGGTTCTCTCCAGAAAGGGCAATGCGTCTCTGATAATAGTCATCAATTTCGTTCTTGCGATGTGCCTCTTCAGAAAGCAGGTAAAGCAGCTCTGTTTTCTGTGCTGGAGCTGTCTCTTTGTCGGAAATAGTAACTCTAAACACCAGCTTTGTTACAGGGATTTTTCCTTCAAGCTTAGTGCGATAAACCTGCCAATCATCACCGTTGGTAAGAATAATCCAGTCAATACCTTCGTCAACAGCATATTGACGTGCTTGATTAAGGTGTGTTTCCTTGAGTTTAAGACCAATCTGCTTAACCTCAACGACAAATACCTCTTCATCTGATGTGCGGACAACATAGTCGGCAAAGCGAGAGCCAATCATTTGTTCGGCTGTGACATTGTCAAACCTGTCCCAGCCAAGATACTCACACAGAATGTCTGAAACAATCTTACGTGTATCAGCTTCTTTGAAGTCTTCCGCACGACCCTTCTCAACAATTGAAGTCATACGTCTTAAGCCCTTTTTGATACGGTCCTTTGCCTTGTCTTGATAAACAGCCATTACTCAAACCCTTTCACAATTCCTTCAAACTTTTATATATCGGAAGCACTTTTTGTCTGGTGTTACCACTAGATTGGAACGTGCGTTCCTTGAGAACTAAATCATTTTGACTTCTTCAAATCTTCAATTGCTGAAGCCGTGTCTTTGAGTTGAGCAATCAGAGCGTCAATTTGCTTCTCATTTTCGTGCTGCTCTTTTGTTGCTTCCCATCCAGAAAGCTCGTCAAGGGTACAATTGAGAACCTTTGTTATCTCTCTGGCTGACCCAAGAGTTACCGGTGTAATCTCTCTTTCCCAGTTGCTAACAATTTGCTTTGTGACTCCAAGTTTTTCCGCAAGCTCATCCTGCGTCAATCCTCTTGACTTGCGTATTTCTTTGAGCATCAGCTTGTATCTGCTCATAGACACCACCTTTCAACTGCAGTGTACACATATTCTACACAAAATCACAATATTTGTGAATAACACTTTTGAAAATAGCAAATATTGTTATACTAAACACAACAAAATAACAAAATTTGTTATTTTTGAACCTTGAAAATCGCATAAACAAACGAAATCGCTCTTTAGTCATCATGCGCAACTTGTTTTATTACTGCGATTTTCGATTGGAGGAATTATGGAAATTAAAGACTCTATTGCAGTACGTCTCCGAGTAGCAATGGCGTCTAACGGCGTTTCAGCTCGTGAGCTTGCTGCAAAAACTGGCATCTCAGAAACAACTATTTACAAAGCAAGCAAAGAAGTCAATGACAAAAAGACCAGCTTGAGAACAATCAGAATCCTTGCTGATGCATTGAATGTCTCTACTCAATGGCTTGCATGTCTGGAGTAATAAATGCCAATACCTCAAAATACTGGCTCAGCGTGGTCATACCACTGGGAGCCTAAAGCCGAGCATAAGCTCGAGCCAGAAAAAGCCAAAGCACCACACACCACAATATCTCATATTGATGGAGCATCGCTTATAAAGAGTTGTTTCAACGATGCTTATTACGTCAAAGAAGACGGTGGGAACCTTTGGTTTCTTGGTAGTTTTGAACGAGATGCTGAAGCACGTAAAGCTTTTATCTCTTGGGCAAAATGCCATTAAAAGAAGAGCCCTCCTCACGCGGCAACGTGGGAGAGCGTGTCCAAAACTTTAAGGAGTTGAAATGGACAATACAAGTATACAAGTTTTTAGCTCTCAACAGTTTGGAGAGTTAAGAGCACTTAAAGGATCTGATGGAGAACCTTGGTTCGTTGCTAAAGATGTGTGCGAAATTCTTGGAGTCGGAAACAGTAGACAGGCTCTAAGCCGTCTTGATGATGATGAAAAGAATACCGTCATTTTAAATGACGGTAATAGAGGAAATCCCAATGTATCGATTGTTAACGAGGCTGGCTTCTACAGTCTTGTTCTTTCTTCTCGTAAGCCAGAAGCTCGAGAGTTTAAGCGTTGGGTTACTCATGAAGTTCTACCGTCGATTAGACGTTCTGGCGGATACATTGCCTCAGATGGTTCAGAAAGCAATGAAGACCTTCTCGCTCGTGCGGTCCTAGTCGCAAATGAAGCTATCCAGCGCAAGGACGCTCAACTTAAAGAGCAACAGCGCAAGCTTTATGAGAAGGATACAACCATCATTGAGCAAGGTGCCAAGATTGACGAGCTTGCACCGAAAGCTGGCGTATATGACACGGTTATCAACGTTAAAGGCACAATGACAATCACGGACGCAGCTCGCTACCTTACACAATATGACCCTCTCATGAATCGTAAACGTCTTTTCGCACTTCTCCGCGCTGATGGCATGATCTGCCAGGGAAGCAACGCTCCAACAAAGCGAGGAATTGAGACAGGTAGATTCGTGCAGATCATGAGCACCCGTCGAGATGGTAAATCCAATGAGCCTTATGCCAGGATGACACAAAAAGGCTTTGACTGGTGCGTTACCGCTTACTGTACAGCTCCGCTTATTGATTAGCTTTATGGAGAGCTTGCGAAACACTGAGCTAATTACAGTTGAACAGGCTTCTCAATTATTAGGCATCCCAGTCTCCACGATGCGCAAGATGTGCGCTCGAGGTGAGGTGTATGCCAAGAAAGCCGGAAAACGATGGCTCATCAACAGACGGATTCTCTTGAGCCTTTATGGCTTGCATTCTAAGGAATAAATCATGAAAAAAAGAATAATTCTTGTGGCTTTGTTGCCTTTGCTGGTCTACTTCACAGCTGACTGCCTGGGCATTTTTGAGCCGCACAATGTGGCATATCTGATGGCTTTTAGATATGCCCTAATCGCATATGGCCTTGTAGGAGCTTTAGCCGTATGGCTCAAAGACAAAGAGAAAGAGGTTTGCAATGCTGACTAGACAGGAGCGTCAAGAGATTGCAGAGAAGGCCAAACTATACAAGGGTAAAGAACTTGACTGGGACAACATTACAGATGTTCTTACAGGCTCCCTTTGCTGGAAAAGTGATGATGAGCTCTTAGACCGTATCATTGAGCTTTGTGAGGCAGCTAATGTCGACGAACTGGCATTTATGACATCAGCGAACGAAATGTACTTGCAGGCTCTGAAAGCCAAGCATGAGCGCATTGCTGCATATGCCGAAGATGATTCATACGTAAACACAAGACACATTATCAGTTGCATCGAAGACTTTGACACAGCGATTTCTCACTACAAGCGACTGGTCGAAAGGAGCAACAATGCTAACTAAAGAAGAGCGTGCAGCAATCACTGAGAGAGCGAACCGAGCCAAATATAACATGGACTCTATATTTGAGATTCTTCATGGTTACAGCTCGCCTGAGTATATGTCATTAAAAGACGACTTTATCGCCATGGTAACCCGCGTTCTTGACCTATGCGACACGTCAAACATGGTTGAGTTACCAGTCGATAAAGACGGCGAGGTTATCCACATTGGAGACACAGTATATGCCGGTGAAAGAGAGTTTACAGTAGACGGTTTTATATTTAATGACAGTAATGTAATAGTCCGCGCGATACACACTAAACTGTCTGCTCTTAATTTCTGCAAGCCAGGCGAACTCACACACAAGAAGCCAGGAGCAATCGAATCGCTTGTTAGCGAGATCAGACACGTTATCAATAGAGGCGAAATGACTTCTTGGTCAATGAGTAAGCTTTTTGACATCTCCGACCAGCTAGAGAAGCTGGGTGATAGCGATGACTAACTGCGAGGAGATAGCGAAGAAGCGTGATTATCGAGAGGCTAAAGGACTAAAGAGCTATATATACAACCCGGATACAAATTCGGGAGATTATGAGTTCTGTCCCAACTGTCATGGGGCAATTAAGACATCCAACATTGAGGTTGTCGATATGCAAGACGGTGACTGCGACTATGGTGTTTGTCCTCATTGTGGCGTTTTGCTCAAGTTGCGCTTGGTGCCAACGTATTATTTCGAACCCGAAATCTGTTCCGTCGAAGAATTCGAGACGGAAATGTGCGTTAAGTTTATCGAGGAACAGTAATGGATCCTGTTGAGAAAGCTGTTGACCTCATCAATCGTTATGCCTTACTGGCATATTTGAGTAATGGTGAAACTCTCGGTAGTGACATTAATGGCAAGCGAGTGTACTTATCAGGACCGATTACTAACACAAAGAACTATAAAGGCTTGTTTATGTTTGCTGAAGAGCTCGCTGCGCTTGGCGATGCTGAGCAGATCTATAACCCCGCAGCGCAAATTTCTGCAAGTTCTAGCTGGGAACAGGCAATGCATCGATGCCTTTCGGAAATTACTAATTACGACACAGTAGTTATGTTGCCCGGCTGGAATGTTTCTCGTGGTGCAAAACTTGAGCGTGATGTTGCGCTTGCGTGTGGGATGCGTGTTGTTGATTTCGGTGAGAACAAGATTATTTATAGCCTTTTTAATTCGCTTAAAGAGACTCTTGGAAGACTCTTATAAGCAGCTTTACTAACCGAAAGGAGGTTCGTATGGGTGCTGCAGATATTGTTGTTCTAGTCTTTTGCATTCTCGCTGGTATTGCTTTTGCATTTAGCGATTAGATTTTTATTTATTTTTAATTCTCCATTTATCACAACCAAATAGAAAGGCTTTAACCATGAAGAAGATTCTTCAATGGCTGGCTGTTTGCGTCTTCGCGGTGCTGGTATTTGTGCCAGCACTCGCACAGGCTCAGGCAGTACCGACCACAATTACGAGCTTTAGAGTTACCGATAAGAATAGGCAAGACTTGACCTCTGCTTACACTAACCAAGACATCTACCTAACAGCGTCTTGGCAGGCACAAGGTGAAGTCCACGAGGGCGATACATTCTCGCTCGCTATTCCCGATGTCCTCGACTTCCCAGCGACTAACGCAGCAAGCTTCGACATTTACGCGCCGGACGGCGAGGTAATGGCAACGGCGCAAGTCACGCCAGGACGCGCCACAATCACATACACGGCGTGGGTCGAAGGCAAGGACAACGTACAAGGTACGCTTTGGCTTGCTGCACACGTTAAGGGTGACGCAGCAGCAGGCACAACCACGCTAAGACTCATTGATGAAGCTACTGGACAGGTTGTCGAGACCAGCTTCGAGACACGTCACTACGGAACTATTGAACACGAGATTATCGCAAAATGGGGCGTCAAAACCGACCACGGAACGGTCGAATGGTCGGTGCGACTCAACCACGCAGCGGACAGCCTCACTAAAGTTGTACTAGAGGACACCGCGCAGGAAGGTACGCGCATTATTCCTGGCTCGTTTAGGCTCTACCGCGTTCGTATGGACGCATATGGCAACGCCGACCCCGCAAGCTGGGTGCGCATGAACGTTCCCGAGCCAACCATTAACGGCAGCGGCTTCACTTGGGACTTGAGCAGCGTGGACTTCCAAGGCAACCAATACTTCATGTACTACGAAACCGAAGGAACAGAGACGACCTCGAACTCTATCCAGCTAAAGAGCCGCGAGACCACGCAGGGCTCGCGTTATCAGTTTGTCAGCCAAGACAGCGGCGGAAACGGCAACGGCGACAATCGTCCAACTGAGCCGGAGACACCAACAACTCCAACACCAACGCCAGAGCCTAATCCAGGACCACAGCCACAGCCTACTCCAGAGGAGACTGAGCCAGAGCCACAACCACGGCCAGAGCCAGCTAAGCCAACAAAGAAAGTCAAGAAGGCTAAGAAGACAGCTCTACCAGCAACTGGAGACGACGCAGTCGTTGCGGTTGCAGCAGGACTTGGAGCAATCGCTCTTGCATTCATCATCACAAGCAGGTTTGTCAGAAAGGAGCAGTAATGGACGCTGACGCAAAAGCAAAGGAGCAAGCCGACAGAGAACGTCTCGAAAAAATGACGATAAAGGAAATTAAGGCAGTTGCAAAGGACGAGGGTATCGCTCTTGGATATGACGCAGCACGGAAAGCAAATGCGATTGGCTTGATCCTTGAGTGGAGACGCTTCAAAGGCGTGTATATGAAGAGGTACTAATGAATCGCTCGATAAAAGTTCGGCTAAATTCAAATGGAATCTGGTACTGTCGACTTTACTTGGGAAGAAACCTCAACGGCAAAATCATTCAGCCTTATGCGAGTTTTCCTGCTGCAAAGACGCAAAAAGAAGCTGAAGAGCTGGCCACTATGTGGGCTTCACATATTACGTCAGACGGCAAAGTAAAAAGTACTCAGCTCACTGACTTGCTTCTTGAATATGTGTCGATTAAACGAAGAAATGGCGCGAGCCCTAACACTACAAGACAGCATGAAGGCTTCATTAGAAACCATATCAATGGAAGGCTTGGCAAAGAGGATGTAAGAAGTATTACATCCTCTTTACTTACCGCATTTGAGCAAGATCTACTAAAGAAGGGTTTGTCTCGAAATAGCGTAATTAACTTGCATCAGTTTTTACGAGGTGCATACAATTACTTTGTTTCTGCTGGAATATGCGACTACAACCCGCTTATTAACGTGGCCAAGCCATCCAGAGAAGTTCATGAAGCCGTTTCCATTGAAGAATGGGGTTTCGCTGGGATTAGTACTCTTATCAATTCCAGGATTACTACAGCCATTCAAGAGAATGAGTTTAACTCACGTGTTGTTTGCGCATTTGCTGCATGGCTTTCGTTAGTCACGGGAATGCGCTGTGGTGAGGTCTGCGCCATTAGGTACAGTGACGTAAACATGCTATACAAGCATATCCACGTATCCGGTACTGTCATTGAGGAATCTTACAGAAAGCCATATAGACGAGAGTCCACTAAGGGCAAGAGATCAAGAAACATAGCCATTACCGATTCGGACATTAGCTTCATTAGTGACTACATGAAGCTTCAGAAAGCTCATATTGCCTTTGTAGAGTCTTCTACACCTCTAATTAGTCTTGATGGTTCTTATATGCGACCTACGAGCGTCTCGAGGTCATTTACACGCATGAGACGCACTCTCAAGCTACCTCAAGGCATTACCTTCCACTCACTCAGACATACTCACGCGTCTTGGTGTTTGGCTAGCGGTGTTGACTTAAAGACTCTTTCAGAGCGTCTTGGCCACGCCGACCCAGCAACGACATTGAGGATTTATTCTCATTTGCTTCCTGGACGTGACAGGGGAGCGGCAGAAGCGTTTGGAGACGCTCTGAGAACCATTGAACAAAGAGAACTCTAATCGCTCCATGCCTTAAACGCTTGTTGCAATTTGTTGCAATTAGCAATTTTCAATCAAGTTGAATTCTACAAAAAAACGTTCATTCAACTTGAAGTTTCTTTTTATCCCTTAGTGAGTGCTAGATAAGAAGTAATTATCAGACAATTAAAGAAAGGTAGATATTAGCATGGCTATTTCTAAAGTCACAAAGGATCTACGCAGATTGCTTGATGCTCAAAATATTCCTTGGGAAGACCATTCTGGATTTACTACTGAGCGGACTTGGATTCCTCTAGATAATGGCTCAGTGCTTTGTTGTATGTGCTCTTACTACATCACATCAGATGGTGTTGAACATGGTGTCACATCAGGATTCCCGTTAAAGCTTGAGGTTTCTATTATTTATTCGATAGATGACTATGCGTTCGGTCCTGGAGCTGCTAAAACACCTGAAGAGATTTTGGAGGTGTTGGGCAGATATGGAGAGAAGTAAGTACTGTCAAGAACTGTGTGAAGCTCTAGAGCTTTATGGGAAGACGTGGACTGACCGCAGCAACGCTTGTGTTGAACACATTTATTTCAAATCTCGTGGTAACTGGGTGTCAGTCTTATATGGTGACGATATTAGAGGTTTTCCTCATAAGTTTCTTGTTTGGGAAATGTCTAATTACTCGTATTCACCTCGTGTAATGGATGTTGAAAAAATCATCGATAAGTACTTTTAGGAGTTCAATATGTCAATTAATCACGTTAATATCTCCGGAAACCTTACAAGAGATCCGGAGTTCCGCTCTACCGCAGGAGGAACAAATATCCTTTCATTCGGTGTTGCCGTTAATGACCGCCGCAAGAATCCGCAAACAGGCAAATGGGAGAATGTTCCAAACTTCATTGACTGCATTGTTTTTGGACAGCGTGCTGAAGCTCTTTCACGCTTTATCTCTAAGGGCGCAAAGGTTTCCATTGACGGAAAGCTGCATTACAGCTCATGGGAAACAAAAGACGGCCAGAGGCGCAGCAAACTAGAGGTTGTTGTAGATGAGATTGAGTTCCTTTCAAAGTCTCAAACAACGGCTACCGCATTGCAGAGCCAGCCTTCATTCACGGCACCACAGGCACCGGAAGAAGAGTTTTACGATTCTGACATCCCGTTCTAAAGACTAATTAAATTATTTATTAGTTAGGTAGAGCCTTCGCAAAGGGGTCTTGGAGTCATCTGAGACCCCTAAATTAAGAAAACAAGGCTAAAAATTATGTAGATTTTGTTGGTAGCGCTCAATAAATTCCGTTACGCTCAATACGCTCATTATGAGATTTTTGATGTGCTATACTTGCTTCGCTTTTCTATCGAAAAACGTAACGGTATAGCAAGCAAGCAGCTTGCGAATTGCACGCAAAGCAATTTCGCAAAGCGGCGGAGAAAGGCTCGCAAGCGTACCGGTTGCGCCCCCTCCTATAAAAAATTAGAGATTATTCCGCTCAACAATACAATAATGTTTATAAGTTGTAGAAAACTTGTATACATAATGTTGAAAACTCTCTATTAAGCCAGCTAAATCATATAATTTAAATAACTACTCTAACTAAACGTTGATACGTTTGGAGAATTATGGATTACAGTGGTTTGACCGCGTCAGAGTTCTTTCATGGTGTAGCAGAAGCGTCAAGAGAGAACACAAGAGCATTGCAGCAAATTATGAGCCTTCAAGAAACTGAGGGAGCAAAAGCTCAATCTTATTCAGTTGGCGGGAGTAAAGGCTCTAATCAAGATACGATGGCAAAAGTAGATAAGCGCATAGATCTAGAAGCGTTACTGTCTAAAAGAATGAATGACAATTATGACTATATCAATGATGCCTACACGCTGCTTTACGGCGTGAGTCAGCTTGGTGATGGTGGAATATGTCAATTAATGAGTAGCTCTATCTATGCTGACTTACTTCAATGGCGTTATCTTCAATGCCTGACTTGGAATGATGTATCTGAGAGACTTCTTACTCCTGTAAGGACGCTTCAACAGTTGGAGCGTGAAGTCTTTGAGACGATTGATGAGGAGAATTACATCGAAAAATTCTTGAAAAATAAATAATCTTTTTTGCCTTTTTGCTTGTATTGTATAGATAATAGTTATATACTATATACAACAAGAAAGGAGGTGAGAGATGGAAGAAAAGATATGGCAATTGTTTCTTGCAGTCTTCACAGCAGTAGCCACAGTCACAGTTGAAAAGATTGCAGAGAAACTAAAAAAGTCCCACCCCGACGAAGAGTAAGGACTTAAAGCCAAAGGGGATATCAGTTGCAGCTGGTATCTCCTAGGCTCTAAGATTAACATAAAGGAGCACAAAAATGGAAAACGTATTACTCATATTGGTTACTGTTGCAGTAACGCACTTTCTTTACAAAACTATCCGCAAGAAGGAAAGTCGATAATGGCTACTAGTGAAGCTCAAAAGCGGGCAAGCGCTAAGTATCGCAAAAACAACGTTAAAGCGATCATGTTCAATCTATACCCGAGCGATAAAGACTTGTTAGAGTTTCTAGAGTCAAAGAAGAACCGCTCGAGCTATATCAAAGAACTTATTCGTAAAGATATGGAGAACTCGAGAAATTAAGTTTTGCGCACTCTTGCGTACTCTTGCGTACTGTTTTGTGATATTATGTACAGTAGCGATTTACGCAACAAAGGAACTAATAAGCGTTCTGGTTATAAGCCAGGGCGCTTTTTTGTTAGGCAGGTGAGCAAATGAGTTACAACATCAGACGCTCATATGCTAGAGATCAGTTGCGTAAGCAGATGATTGCAAGAGAAGAACCGTGTCACATTTGCGGTATGCCAATTGATTACTCGCTTCCTGCTGGTGACCCAATGAGCTTTGAGATGGACGAGGTCGTACCTGTCTCGAGATTACCTCTTGAACAAAGACGAGCTGCCGCATGTGACCCAGAGAATGTCAAAGCGGCGCACCGCATATGCAACCAGAAGCGCGGTAACCGCATGATGGACGAGCTTAAGGGTAATGCACTACCTATTGTAAGAACGCGTCTGTGGTAGGGGGGTATGCCCTCCCATGGCCCCAAAAAGACGCCCCTTGGCATAGTCAGAATATAGCGAACCCTCAAATTTTCCACAGTGGAGTGAGCCTGAAAGGAGGTCTTGATGGCCAAGAAACTAGTTACTATTTGCAGAGAGGGCGGTCGGTATGACATCTATAAAGCACTGCAGATAACTATGGCAAAGAAGCTCGATGATTGTGAATCTGGCCGCGACTTTGCAGCCATTGTAAAGACATTCGTCCAGGTAGTTGACGAAGTCGACGCAATGGAAAAAGAGAAGTTGCTTGCAGCTAAAAAACCGAGCCCCGCTAAACGAGCCAGAAAGACATATCTCAAAGAGGTCTCGTGATGCCAAGGCGTAAAAAACGTGTTGGAAATCAAAAACCGACCTTTGAACGCATTGGAAAATATCATCATTCTGATGCAAAAGCTTGCATAAATATGTTTTCGCATTACGGGTTTAAGCTTGATGATGCGCAAAAATACGAGCTTGAACTTTATATGGCTAAAGACGCTAAAGGTATGCCAGCAGCTGAAACTATTGGCGCAGCAAAGCCACGTCAAAATGGTAAATCGTTTGCAGCACGACTCTACGGTATTTGGTGTGCGGCCATTTGTGGAATGGACGTTGTCTATTCAGCTCACAATGCAGATACCGTTGATGAGTTCTTTGATATGATCGTGAACCTTTTTACGGACGATGAGACATATCCAGACTTAGCTGAACTTCTTCTTAAGGCGTATAGGCAGCCAGGCAAGCAGTACTTGCTCTTTGATTGCGGACATTATAAAAGTGGCAAACGCGCAATCGGAAGACTTAAGTTCTCGACTCGCACAACATCAAAGGCACGCGGAGGCACCCGCTCACTCATTATTATTGACGAGGCGCAAGAGCTTACAGACGCTCAGCTAAATGCTATTTTGCCAACTGTTTCTGCATCTAAAGATGGTTCTCCTCAAGTCATTTACATTGGAACTCCGCCAGACCCAACCTGTAGAGGAACGGTATTCAAACGAATGCACGATACAGCCCATTCCGACAGTCCTGGCGAGGCTTGGTGGCTTGAATGGGCCGCGGAATCTGTTCCGAGAGAGGGTACCAGCGATGAAGAAGCACTTGACCTTGCTTATGAGACTAATCCGGCTCTCGGCTCTCGCATTACGGAAAGAGCAGTACTCAACGAATGGCATCAGATGACAAAAGATGGATTTGCTCGTGAGCGCCTTGGTTGGTGGTCAACGCTCGATACTTCAGTTGAGTATATCGTCAATGCAAATGACTGGAATGAGTGCATAACAGAAGAGCCTTATGACGATGGTCTTCTTGCTTTTGGAATCAAATATTCGCTCGATGGAAAGAAAGTAGCAATTTCAGCAGCTCTAACTCAGCAAGATAACCCAACGGCTTATGTTGAGCTCGTGGATATTGCGGACGCTTATGGTGCTGGTCAAAACCTCGCTCAATGGATCAAGGAACGTGAGAGCCGTATTGCATGCGTGGTTATTGATGGCCGTTCTGGCGCAACTCAGCTGGCTGAACGCTTGCAGGAGCTACGTTTTCCAAAGCGCGGCATTGTTCTTTGCGATACAAAACAGGCTGTGGCGGCAGCTTCAAGATTTGTTGATGAAGTTGGAGCACACAGCATATGTCACGTCCCCTCTCCAGCACTGGACGAGTCTGTTACAGGCTCGTCCAGGCGTGCAATTGGAAATAACGGTGGCTTTGGATTTGGAGATTCTCCAAAAGCAACGTGTACCGCTGCTGAGTCTGCGGCACTTGCACTTTATGGAGTTAGGACCACTAAAAGAAACCCAGCTAGAAAGCAGGTAGTCTGGTGACAATTGGAATTATTCCTGTTGCAATTGCAACAGCGGCTGGACTGAGAAAAGAAGATAGGCAGACCGTTTTAAATCTCTGTGCAGTTTACTCAAAGACCCTTGCTCGTAATCGCTTGCGTGATGGTTACTATCTCATGCATATAAAGCCTCAGCAGCTCGGCATTTCGGTGCCTGACGGCCTAAGGAATCTTGAGCAGGCTATTTCATGGCCAGCAAAGGCCGTAGACGCTCTTGCCGACCGTTCTCAGTTCGATGGTTTTACTTGCACGGATGAGGATACTGCTAAGGAACTACAGGCTATTGTTCGTGAAAATGCCCTCAAGCGACGCTATCGTAAGGCCGTTAAAGGGCAACTTAGAAATTCCTGTGCGTTTCTTACGGTTACCGCTGGAAATGTTGATGCGGGAGAGCCTGCGGTTATTATCTCAGCATATTCTGCAGTATCCGCCGCCGCTCTTTGGGATGAGCGTTTACATCGTATTCAGGCTGGCATTGTTGTAGTTGATCGTGACAATCGACCAAATCACAGAAATGCCCCAACGTGGATTAATGTCTTTACCGATACCGACATTATCCGCATTCGTAGGCCGCTTGACTCGACTCGCTGGGTTGCTGAATACATTCCGCATGGAATGGGGCGATGTCTCATGGAGCCTTTGGTCTACGAGGCAACGCTTGACCGTCCATTCGGTAAGTCACGCATCACTCGAGCTGTTATGGATCTGACTGATGATGCAATGCGCTCAAGCGTACGTGCTGAAGTTGCAGCAGAGTTTATGACGGCACCCCAGAAGTATCTTGTTGGTGCTGACCCAGATGCTCTCAACAAGCTCTCGAAATGGGATGCTTATATCGGTTCAATCTTTGCGGTCTCAAAAGATGCTGATGGCGATACCCCAACGTTTGGACAGCTGCAGCAGGGTTCAATGCAGCCACACATTGATTATATGCGCTCGCTTGCAGCTCGTTTTTCCGCTGAGACCAATGTTCCAATCTCAGAGCTCGGAATTGTATCTGATAACCCAAGTTCAGCAGAAGCAATCTACGCCGCAAAGGAGCCTTTGGTTGTTGACGCTCAAAACCTCAACGCTGACAACGGTGAAGCTCTTCGAGATATTGCTCTTATGGCGTTAGCGGTTAAGAGAAACATATCATTTTCCGAGGTGCTTACAACAGAGCCTAATATCACGGCTAAATGGCGCAATCCTGCGATGCCGTCAATTGTTTCCCAGGCTGATTCCATGCTCAAAATTGCCCAGGCTGTCCCATGGATTGTCAATTCTGAGATTCTTCTTGAGGAACTGGGCTTTACTGATGACCAAGTTCAAAGGCTTGAAAGTGACAGGGAAAGAGCGTCAGCACAAGAGCTTCTTAGGGCACGCTTTGCGGCTAAGGCTACAAAGACCCCAGCTGATAATCAAGACTTGCTGGACGGTGTAATTGATGAGGGTAAACAAGGATAGACTTGCTCGATACAGAAAAGAGCTTGATTCAGCCGCAGATGATGCGGCTGAATTTATGTCTGACTATTATGATGCGCTCAGAACTGCTAATCCTAACTCTTCAGTAGCAGAGCTTCGCAACATGGCTATTAAGTCAATAAAACAAGCCCTCAACGCCTTTTCTCCTCAAGCGGGAGAGATTGCAGGAGAGCTGTTTGATGAGATAGTAAGAGCAGAGGGTATTAAGGCAAGGTTTCGTTATCATCAGACTATTGAACAGGGTTTAGTTGAGAAAAAAGTTCACTACCTTGCAAAAGACTTAGTTGACGGCAATAACCAGAAGTTTATTGACGCTTGTACTGCGCTTACTCGTTTCTATGTTAAACGTGAAGCGAATATCAACATGCACAGGAGTGCGCTTAGGTCGAAGATTTGGTGGGCAAGAGTTCCATCAGGTGCGGAAACCTGTGGTTTTTGCTTCATGCTTTCAACACGTGGCTTTGATTATGAGTCCGAATTTAGCGCAGGTGGAGCTGGCCATAAGTTTCATCTTCGGTGCGACTGCATAATCGTTCCAGGTACAAAGAAGACAACTATCGAAGGATATGATCCTGATGAGATGTACGCCCGCTGGGTCGAGTGTGCTAACACAATTGGTCTTGAGCCTGTATGGGAGAACCGTTCCGCAATTGTCGCTGAATGTGAGAGAAGAGATTTCAAGTGGCTCAATAGCGGCGTTGGTACCGGGGTTGGGCGAAGTGGAAATTTTGGCGTAGACATTTCGGATTTGACCAATCGTCAATGGAAGAAGAAAAAAGAAAACCATGAGCAAGATGGCTATATTTCATTAAATTTAGACCATGGTTTTAAAGTAAGGGTTCTTTCAGAAAAGCAAAATCGAAAGAATCTAGACATGATTATTGCGGGCGATTATTGGGAGTTAAAGACCATTAATGGAGGCGGTGGAGCAATTCCAAATCGAATTGATGACGGTGTTCTTAAGTGGCTAGATAGGCGATTGATTGAAGCGGTACCAAATTTAGGCACACCTAAGCTCGTTATTGATAATAGATTTTCAACATGCACCGACGAACACGCTATCAATGTTATTAAATATAAAATGAATCAGTACAGAGAATTTGGTTATGACAATACGATTTTAATAACATCTGATAATAAGTGTGTTTATATAATCCGAGATGGAGAGAAACTAAAAGTGTTGTAAAAAATGCACCTGCGAGACGAGGTGCATTTTATTCACCAACAAACCCGACTCAGTCCAGCCGTTGGCTCGTCCTTTAATTGAATTATACCCAATTTCATTGATTTAAGCCACTGAAAAGTGGCTTTTTTCATATACGCAACCGTTGCGGAAAAGCGGTATCTACCTCGTAGCAAGGGTAATGCTACTCGTAAACGTCCGAGCGGACGGAACCTGTTGAAAGGAAAGAAATGGATTTGAAGGAACCTGTGACCACTCAAGAGCAGCTCGACAAGATTGTGAAGGACAGGCTTGAAAGAGAGCGTGAAAAAGTACGCTCTGAGTTCTCTGATTATGATGACTTGAAAGCCAAGGCTGAAAAGCTTGACGAACTCGAAAAGAGTGGCTCCGAGGAGCTGAAAAAGGCACTCGCTGAGGTTGACAACCTTAAAGGTGAACTGCAGACACGTGATGAGAACGCTAAATTGCAGCAGATGCGCAAGCAAGTCGCTAAAGACACAGGGGTACCAGAGGACCTCGTTCAGGGCGCAGATGAAGAGAGCATGAAGACGTTTGCAGAAGCCGTAGCGGCGTTCGCCAAAAAGCCTTCTGCTCCAATCATTCCAGAATCAGGCATTTCTACACAGGCTGGAGAGACTCCAGCACAAAAATTTGGTCAATTTATGGCCGAAACATTTAACTAATTGAAAGGATTTAAGTATGGCAACCGGTATTTTGACAACTTCTGCAACACTTCCAAAAGACCTCTCTGACGAGATCTTTGCAAACGTCCAGGACCAGTCTGCAATTATGCAGCTCGCAACTCCAATTGAGCTTCCTGGCCGTGGCATGACTATCCCAGTTGTAACGGGTGACCCAGAGGCTTCTTTTACCGCTGAGGGTGAAGAGGCTAAGGTATCTAACACCTCTCTTGGTGTTAAGGAAATGAAGCCTTATAAGCTCACTGTTATTGAGCTCTTCTCTAACGAGTTCAAGGATAACTATGAGGCCATCTTTGCCGAGCTTCAGAATCGTCTTCCAGGCGCCATTGGTCGCAAGGTTGACTCTACTATTATGTATGGCACTGCTCCTGGCACTGGCTTTGATACTCTTGCAGATGCTGAGTCTGTAGACCTTTCTGCTAAGCCTTATGACGGCTTTGTTGACGCACTTGAGAAGGTCTCCAACGCTAACGGTGACCTTAACGGTTGGGTCCTCTCTCCAAAGGCTCGCACCCTGCTTCTTAAGGCTAAGGACAGCCAGCAGCGTCCACTCTTTATCACCAACCCAGCAGTTGAGGGTAAGGACGGCGGTTCTTCTGTTCTTGCTATCCCATCTCTCTTCTCTCGTGCAGCTTATCAGGCAAAGGTTGCCTCTAAGACACCAGAGCTTGTTGGCGTTGGTGGCGATTGGACTGGTGCTCGCTTTGGTCTTGTTAAGGACATCGCCATTTCTATGGCTGACCAGGCAACTATTAACGCTGGCGGAACTACTATGAACCTCTATCAGCGTGATATGTTTGCTCTTAAGTGCACCTTTATGTTTGGCTTTGTCGCTCGTGATAAGGCACAGTTTGTCCGCCTTGCAAACGGTACTGCCGCTTAATAGGAGGCTTATATGGCAGAGACAAGAAGCTTTGCCACAAAGGCCGACTATGAGAAACGTTATGGGTCTGGTGCTCCAGAGAGGGTTGAGGTACTTTTGCAAGATGCCTCAGCCCTCTTGCGCTCTAATTTCATTGCATATCATCAAACGGCTTACACAGAAGGCTTGAATCTTCGATTTGATGAAAATGCTTGCGCCGTTACTTGTGCGATTGTTGCTCGTGCTGTGAATGTTCCTGCTGGTTTTGAGGGTGCTTCTCAGTACAGTCAGCATGCCGGCCCTTATGAGTCGACATTGACTTTTGCAAATCCAACAGCTGATTTGTATGTAACGCGCTCTGAGCGCACTCGACTCGGCTTGAGTGGTATCAGAATTGGCTCAATTCAGCCAATGTTTAAGCAAGACCACGAGGTGAATGATGGCAGCAATTAGGGGCGTTCGGGTAGAAGTGGTTAGAGTAACTACTGTCCTAGACGATCATGGTAATGAGGCCTCTGGAGTAGAGTCTTATGAGCTTGTTGACAATGTTTTACCAGCTCCAGTTGCGACATCTGATTTGTCTGCGGTGCGCCCAAACGGCGACCGCATAGACATGGTCTTTCACTTTCCAAAGACTTATAAGCGAAGTCTAAGGGGAACTTTTATTGAGTTTGATGGCATGAGGTTTGCGGTCGTTGGCGACCCGCAACCCTATCTCGACAGTCTAACGCCGCTTGACTGGAATAGGGAAGTTGAGGCGGTGGTTGTCGATGGGTAATGATTTTGTCGTCACAGGGCTTAAACCTGATTTGGCTGGTATTCGTGAGGTGCTTCATACCGCTCCTGTAGCTGACATGTGCCGTGAGGCTGCTCAGATTTGTGCAGCAAAATGCAATTCTTTACTGCCAGAAAAATACATTAAGCATGGTGCTCGATTTGATGCCAAATGGGTTAATCGCGAGTATACAGCAGCTGGTCTTGTGTATTGCTCTGGCGCAGAGAATGGTATATGGGCTGGACGTGCTAACGCAAAGCTCAATATTCTTAAGAAGGGATGTAGAGGATGAGCTATGACATTCTTTCAGACCTTACTAAGTATATGAGTGAAAAGCTTAACGTCCCTGCTTCAACACGAGTTCCCGCCCGTGAGCCAAAAGAGTTTATTACCGTTACGCGAACCGGAGGAAGCTCTACGATTGGCTGGGATATAGCTAATCTTGCAGTGCAATCTTGGAGTACAACGGATGCCTCCGCATATAAGCTTGCTTTGGCAATAAGGCTTCTTTTGCTTGAGTGCTGGCAAGAGCTTGATAAGGTCATCAAAGTTGAAGTTCAAAGCATCTACGACTTCCCAGACCCGGATTCAAAGAAATATCGATATCAATTAGATGTGTATATCACTACACGTCTGTAAGGAGTAATCATGGCTGATGCTATTTACAATGCAAATTCCGTTGGAGCAGCAAAGGGCCGTCCTGGCGGATATGCCGCAGTCGTTGACCCAAGCGTTGACATTAAGACGCTTCTTGATGTTAAGAAGACCATCAAGGATCTGATGACCGCAAATCCTGGCAAGATTAAGTCACTTGGATATATCTCTGAGGATGGCGTTGAGTTTTCTGTTGATCTCTCTGCAGAGGATAAGAACGACTGGGGAGGAAATGCCATTAGTTCCTCAATCTCTAAGTACTCAGAGTCTGCAAAGGTGACATTCCTTGAGTCTGCTGAGACTATTTTGAGGGTCATTTATGGAGACGATAACGTCAAGGTTGAGACAGACGGTTCTATTACCGTTCGCCACAACCCACGCTTTACCGCACCTCGCGTCTACATTTTTGACGCGGTCATTAATGAGACAACGGTTAAGCGCTCTATTATCCCTGTTGGACGTATTTTTGAGCGCGATACCGTAAAGCAGAACAGCTCTGACTTCCTTGGCTATACCCCAACCATTAAGTGTATGCCAGCCGAGGTCTTTGATGGTGATACTTACCGTGATGTCTTCTACGACACCACAAAAGCGAGTGCGACTCCTGGCGTTGTACATTAATTAAGTTTTGAGAGGACTCAATATGGATATTTCTAACATGTCAGCGGAGCAGCTTCGAGAGCTCGCAGCGGAGAAAGAAAATTCACGTGCAAAGTTGGAGCACGATTATCTTGACTTTGTACAGGATAAGCCCAAGCACGCTCCATATGAGCGCATAATTGAATTCGAGGGTGAAGAGTATGTCGTTGACATGCGCAGAATTAAGTCTCGTGAGTTTATGCGTCGCATGGCTCGTGTTAGCGATGCTGAGCAAAACAGCCCAGAAGCACTTTCTCCTGTACTTGCTCTCTACGACTTTATCTTTAGCGGCAATGTTGACAATCATGTTGTTGAAGTCGTAACCGCTAAACTCGGATATGACGACGCTGAAGAGATCATGCGTATTGAGTCCGCTCTTCTGGAAAAACTTGACGCAAAAAACTAGTTCCGCTTGCTCCAATTCTGTGTGATGACACAAAAAGGGGCAAGCTGGAAGCAGACTTTCAGCAGTATTACCAAGTAAAGCTACAGACGCTCATTGACTCTTGTGAGTTTGAGCGTCTGTTTTATTTGATGATAAACCTCCCGCATGGTTCAAGAACAGTATGCGATGTTGACCCCAGAAACGACTGGTCAAATAGCGACTATTTGCTTGCACTAGCGGTTGATAACCTTTCGTATCTTCGATATGAACAAGCAGGAGGTAAAGGCAGAAAGCCTGACGCTGTTAAGCGTCCAGAACTGAAACAAGACCAAAGTAAGAAGAAGCTTCTTAACGTGTCACAGGACCGCGTTGAGGAGCTTCTTTTTAGAGAACGCTAGGAGGTGAATAGTGGCTGGAACAGTAGTAAGAGGTTCCGTCCTTCTTACTCCTAAATTTGACAATCTTGGTGCTAATGTAAAGCGAGCACTGGGAAGTGGATATAAGTCGGCAGTGTCTGTCCATACAAATGCCGGACGACAGGCTGCCCAAAACTATGCAAGCGGCTTTGGCGGTGCGACTGGCGCAATTATGGGAATTGTGTCGAGCGTTACATCACGCGCCTTAGATGCTATTTCTGGCTCAATTGCCTCTGCAGTCAACCGCGTCGATACGATTGCTAACTTCCCTAAGATTATGCAATCTGTTGGCTATTCTGCAGATGAAGCTCGTGCGACTATTGAACGGCTTTCGTCTGGTATCGATGGTCTTCCAACGTCACTTGATGCCATTGTTGGCTCAGTGCAGAAGATTGCACCTGTGTCTGGTTCACTTGCCACAGCAACAGATGTTGCCTTGGCATTTAATAACGCACTTTTGGCTGGTGGCAAGAGCCAAGAGGTAATGAATTCTGCCTTTGAGCAATATTCCCAGATGCTTTCAACTGGTAGAGTCGACATGCAGTCATGGAAGATTCTTGCACAAGCGATGCCAGGACAGCTGAATCAGATTGCTAAGGCTCTACTCGGTGCTAATGCAAATCAAGCAGACCTTTATAAGGCTATGCAAAGCGGTGCAATTACATTTGACCAATTCAACAATGCAATTGTAAGCCTCAATAATGAAGGTCTTCCTGGATATGCTTCATTTGCTGAGCAGGCACGTATTTCAACGGAGTCAATTGGCACCGCATGGACCAACGTTCAGAACCGTATTAATAAAGCTGTTGCTAAGATTATTGATCATATTGGACAAGCCAATATTGCAGGTGCAATCAATAATTTCTCTAGCAGTTTTTCTGGTATAGCCGATACAGTTATCACGTATCTTGACCCCGTTATTTCCACTGTTGGTTCTTTCATGGATCAGCTTCAAAATAACGGAGCAATCACATCATTTGGCGATGCTTTAAATGCGCTAAAAGACGTATTTGACAGTACTATCGGGCTTATTGGCGACCTCATAACAACGTTTACTGGTTTAGATAGCTCAGAGGATACATCCCGCAGCGCAGCAGATTTGCTTAAATCTGCCGTCGATGGCGTTAAATCTGCCATAGAGCTTGCTCGTGACGCAGTCCAAGGTTTGAGAGACAACCTCACGGTTGTCGCGCCCGTCATTGTTGCCGTAGCAACCGCCCTGATTGCTTACGAAACAATCAAAGCCGTACGTTCAATAGCAGATGACTTTGGACTTCTAAAAAGTGCCGCTTCTTTGGCCTTTGATGCTATCAAGGGTGGAGAAGGCGTCCTATCAACGCTTTCTGTTTTTGGTGAGCTTGTTGGTGAGGGTGGGGCACTTGCGAGTGTCTTCGGAACGATTTCAACGGCCATTAGTGGCGTGGGAACAAGCCTTCTAGCTCTCGTAGGATCTATCCCTGTTATTGGCTGGATTGCAGTTGCGGTAGTTGCTCTCGGGGCTGTTTTTACATGGCTCTGGAATACTAATGAAGATTTTAGAAATGCTGTAATTGGTATTTGGAACTCTATTTGCTCGGCTATTAGTGGTGCAGTAGATTCCATAGTTGGTTTCTTTACAACAACATTGCCAACAGCTTTCACTCAATTCGTCCAATTTGTTCAAGGGATTCCCGCAGCGGTAGGACAATTCATCCAAGAACTACCATCAATGGTTCTTTACGCGCTTACTTTTGCAGTTGTATTTCTGTTTGGACTAGGCGCTCAACTTGCTCAGCTGGCGGTTCAGATTGGCTCTGAATTTGTTCAGAACGTTGTCAACTTCTTTACTGTTGACCTACCAAGCGCATTTGCTCAGTTCGTCTTATTTGTATCGACGATTCCAGAACAAGTTCAAACTGCCCTTGCAACGCTTTTGGTAAATATTGCTCTTTGGGCAGTCGACATGGCGGCAAAAGCATCAGAGGCCGCCGACGGATTTCTCCGTGGGGTTACAGATGGCCTAAATGCAGCAGTTGATTTTGTGAAGAGCGTTCCAGATAAGATTAAAAGTTTCTTTTCTAATGCGGGCGATTGGCTTGTTAATTCTGGTAAAGCGCTCTTAGATGGCTTCGCCAAAGGCATCAGAAATGCTGTAAATGCAGTAACAAGCGCAGCATCAGACGCTCTCGGTGCGGTGCGTAAGCTATTCCCATTCTCACCTGCAAAGAAAGGACCATTCTCAGGGCATGGCTACACGACGTATTCTGGACGTGCTCTTATGAGAGACTTCGCAAGGGGAATTAAGGGAAGTTCCGCACTTGCTGAAACAGAAGCAATGAGTGCTCTGTCAAGCGTACATGACGTCTTTAGTAATGCTCGTCCCCTGAGCTTCTCAGCGGTTGCTGACGCTAATGCAAACGGTATTTATCGTGCCGCTTTTGAGCTTGACTCAAGGCAGCAACGCGCAAACGCAACCACGCTTGCAGATATCTATGACTTCATGCGTAACGGTGAGCTCGGACAGGTTATTGATGAGAACTCTAACAATATTGGAGACCGTGATTTTGCTCGAGCGGTTCAGAAGGCGGTGAGGACGAATGCGTAAGCTCAAATACGTTTCTTCCCGCGGTAATAGCTTTGAGCTTGATGTGCCAGAAGCCTCAATTGGTACTGGCACATCCCTTAGAGGTTACAAGCCTGGATACACGCTAGGAGCACGCTCTATCTCTGGCATTTCGTCTAATGCTCAAGAAGTCACGCTAGATCTCTTCATTGAGGGTTCTGAACTTGCAGAATCAATGGCCAAGGAATTTGAATTTGATTTCAATAATCAAAAGCCAGGAGCGCTGGTTTACAACAATGAGTGGTCACAAGATGTGTATGTGTCTAAAAGTGAGGTCCAATCGGTCTTTCATGATCAGGCAACAGTTGCTCTTACAGTTATTTTGTTAGAAGGGTCATGGCACAAAAGCCACATTAAAAGTTTTAGCGTGACTCACGATGATGTACAGAGTGATTGGCTTAATTTACCAACCAATACTCCATACAACCTTGGTATTACGAGACCACCAAACCAACTTGAAGTTCGCTCATCCTCAGAATGTCCAGTAAAGTTCACCATTTACGGTACAGCTCTCCAGCCACGAATTGTGATTGGTGATAACACTTACTCATTTTTAGTGACGGTCCCAAGTGGAGGTCGTCTTGTTGTAGATGGCACTCGCACTCGCAAGACAATCACACTTGTTACTGAACTTGGGGACGTGTCAGACCGCTTCGATGTTGGTAGCCGTGGCAGCGGAAAGGGCAGTGGCAACTATTGCTTTGAACCACTGAAACAAGGCTTTCAGAGCGTCTCATGGGACGGCACATTTGGCTTTGATGTTGAATGGTGGGAAACAAGAGGAGGTCTTCCATGGACATCTTAACGGTGTCAAAGGCTGACGGTGAAGATATTGCCGGCACAGAGGACTATGTGCTCGACCTTTCTTTTGGAGATACAGGAAATACTTTTGAAGTATTTGCCCCGTCGATTCCAATCAAAGATGGATATCTAGTATCTATCGATGGTACAGAATACGGCGGCATCATCGATATAGCTTCAGACTCGCTTGACGGCGGTGTGTCTACGACTACATGGAGCGGGCGTACCTGGCACGGTATGCTCGCTTCAAAAATCTTGGTTCCGAGTACTGATTACATCAATATCTCAGATAAGGCTCAAACAGCCATCGAGGGCATTGTTACTGCAGCGGATCTTGCAACAGTATTTGAGGCTAAAACGGGGCAGTCTGAGACAATTATTAAGTGCCAGCTACCTCGTTTTTGCGATGCTTATACAGCATTAAGACACATTGCAAATGCTGCGGGCTCACGTCTTAGAATTCAACGTGCTGATGGTAAGACACTTATTTGGCTAGAGCCTCTCACGGATAACAGACTTGATTCTGACGCCCTGGATTACAAGTCTAAGACGTCATATCATCCTGTAAATCACTTAATCTGCGCTGGTAAAGGTGAGCTTGCAAGTCGTACAGTTATTCACCTCTACGCAGACCGTGCAGGACGCATTTCAAAGACGCAAAGTTTGTTTGGCCAAGATGCAGTGGAAATGCTCTATGACTACAACAATATCGAGGATGCGGAGCTTGAAAAAGAGGGAACAAAGAAGCTCAAAGAGCTTCAAGCTCAATCTTCTGTAGACGTTACAGTCCATGACGGTTTGAATCTTTACATTGATGATGTTGTCGTAGCTGAAAATCAAGACACAGGAAGACGAACCCAAGCGACTATTGGCAAGAAGATAGTAAAAGTCGCGAGCGGAGTAATGAGTGTAAGTTATGAAGTGACTTCGCCAAACCAGACTCGAGGCTCACATGGCGTTTCATTTGAGTCTTCTGGAGCGTCTCAAGGTGCTGGAACTACATATGTAGCCGGCACGGGCATTAGGATTGTCGGCAATCGAATATCAGCGGTTATGTCAGATGAGAAGGTTGCTGATATTGAGACTCATATTGCAGCTGCACAGTCTGCTGCAATTGCAGCTCAAGGTCAAGCGCATGAGGCAAAAGACATTGGCAATAACGCGTTAGTTTCAGCAAACTCAAGCGTTAAAAATGTATCCTCAACAGGGCCGCTTGCAGTTTCCCAGACGGGTTCCAACGTCACTTTAAGCCTTCAAAGTTCTGGTGCAGAGGCTGGTTCATACGGCCTTTCAGAATCAATTGTGGCTGGCAATAATGCCAATTTTGCAATTCCGCGTCTTACGGTTGACGAATTTGGACGCATCACCTCAATCGCTCAGTCAATGGTGACTCTTCAAATTAGTGGTGGAGCCAACCAAGGCGGAGGCTTCCTGGCTGCTCATCCAATCGGTTCAATCTATGAAACAACTAAATCATTTAATCCATCGAGCCTCGGCGGTACATGGAAACGCCTGCCGTCACTTGACGGTTTTAAGTGGGAAAGGACGGCGTAATGGCTAAAGAACAAGGTTCCAGATATACATGTGACAGATGTGGTAAGTCCGAGTTTGTTACTCCAAGCAATACATACTCGCTCGCTCAATGGCATGACATTAAGCGTCAGTCACAGCGAGGAGAGGAGAATCGCACTTATTGCGAGAGCTGCTACAAAGCATATCTCGAGCTTCTTGCAAAACATGATGCTTCATTCAAAGAGTTTGAAAGCAAGGTGAATTAATATGGCGGTTACATGCGTCGATGGACAGGGCCAAGCACCTCACATTACCGGTGCTGATAAAGGACGTTTGCACGCTGGTATTTTTGGCGAAAAGAGCGTCGTGCTTGCAGTTGGTAAGCGTCTGGCGGCTACGCAAGAGAGTGCCAATCGAGTCACTATTGCAACCGGCGACGCTTCTCTTCATGGCAGACAAGTAAGCGTGACTGCTCCGGAGCAGGTCACAATCACGTCTGGAACTCAAGGACAGAATCGTAACGACTTTATCTGCCTTAAATATGAGCGTAACGCGCAGGGAATTGAGTCGGCAAAACTTGAGGTGCTTCGAGGTGTTCCAACATCTGGTAAAGCTGAGGACCCCTTAGTCCCAGCAGGTAACGTCTTAAATGGTGACGCTCAAGACTATTTTCCGCTCTATCGTGTCAAGCTTAATGGCGTTGTTGCGTCTAAGCCAGAGCAGCTCTTTATGTTTGCGAATACGCTCTATCAAGATGATAACGGCGATTTTGAGACGGTGATTTTGCAAGATCAGGGAAGTTATAAGAATTACTGGCACATATACCGAACAGGTGATTCTGTAACTATCAAGGTAAGAGGCTGGCTTGCCAATAACGTCGCTTATGATGCGGTTAGATGCCCCTTCACCATTCCTGAAGGAGCGAGACCACCTCTAGTAGATCATGAAAAGTATGGTTCAGCTTCAGACGGTAATGAGTCAATCGTGTATATGCCTGGTATTTGTCCTGGACATGCAGATGTTCTTACGGCTATCTCAGCGAGACCTGACGGCAACATTTACCTTCAAGACCAAGGCGGAAAAGCCTCTAACGCATGGCGTTATGGATCCCTCACATTTACGGTAAGGCACTAGGAGGTGAGGTCATGAACCCATTAACGTTTGAACAAATTGTCGCCGCGGTGTCGTTTCTCGGCATGGTTCTGACGCTCATCAATGGTGCCAAGGCGATGAATCGTGCAAGCCAAGAAGATGCCATGCGATTAGTTCGTATCGAAGAAGGCGTGAAGCAACTCAAGAGCGACTTGGATGACACTCAGAAAGCCTTCACGGCTTACATGGCTCGCACTGATGAGACTATTACGAATATCCGTGATGCTCTCTCTATTCATGACACCCGTCTGGCAGTGGTCGAGGATGTGACTCGCAACCAGGCGGGACGGTTAGAACGCCTGGAGCGGGCGAATACACACTAATTCTGATTTAAGGAGAACAACATGATTAACTGGAAAGTACGTCTACACAACCCCGCTTGGTGGCTTGGTATGGTTGGAATCGTTATGAGTCCTGTTTTGGCATATCTCGGATTGGCTTATTCCGATTTGACCACTTGGGGAAGCCTTGCTGATGTGTTCGTTAAGTTCATTGGCAATCCTTACCTCATTGGCACGGTCATTGTGGCGGTGCTGGGTGCTATCGGTGTAACCGTTGACCCAACAACTAAGGGACTAAGCGATTCTGCACGTGCAATGACGTATGTACAGCCTTCTGAGCGTCCTGCAAGCTACATGACAGGCAACGCTGAACCAATTAACACACAGCCAAAAGAAGAGCCAGCAAAAGAAGAGGTAGATAATGCTTAGGGGCATTGATGTATCAGGTTATCAGGCATTGGGTGCGACATACTCGCACCCTAATGTCGAAACTGCCTACAGTGGTTCTGACTTCGTCATCGCTAAGGCTACCCAGGGCACACAGCCAATGAACCGTTACATGACCGCACAGCTTCAGCGTGCGCTTGCTGACGGTAAGCTTATTGGTGTCTACCATTATGCAGAAGGTGGCTCACCTGTAGCAGAAGCTGACGCATTTGTGGCTTGTGTCTCCAGCTATATTGGCAAGGCTCTCTTATGCCTTGACTGGGAGAATGGCGACAATGACGCATGGGGCTCAACGGTTTGGGCAAGACAGTTCGTTGACCGCGTCTATGCTAAGACGGGCATCTATCCAGTTGTGTACACGTACCCCGCTGGACGTGCGCAGGTTGCGTCTTGCGCTGATGTGTCGCGTCTGTGGATTGCAGGATACTATGACGATAGATTCTCTTGGGACTTGCCACTTATGATCTATAACACTGGCGTATGGTCTGATTGGACTATTTGGCAGTATTCTAGCGCAGGCGGTACCGTTGACCTCGATGTCGCAAAGCTCACCTATGCAGAATGGGAGCAGCTTGCACAGGGTGAGTCCAACTTTGACCCACATTGGGTTAAGAATGCAACTGGCTGGTGGTATGCAACCAGTCCTAGTGCTTATTACTACAGCCAGTGGGCGTTCATCAACGGTTCTTGGTACTACTTTGACGCACGAGGATATGCAGTCACAGGCTGGTTCTTTGACGGTTCTGATTGGTTCTACCTCTGCCCAGATGAAGGACCTCAAGAGTGCGCTATGCTCACGGGTATGCAGCACATCGGGAGCTATGACTACTACTTTGCTAATGATGGACGCATGGCAACAGGCATCTTTGATGCGGAAGGCAAGAAGTACCTTGCTTCTGAGAATGGCAACCTGCTCCCTGCTGGCGTTCATGTTCACAATAACCATGCTTACGCAGTCAACGCTGACGGCTCTGTCCAGGCTGACAGCACAGTGCAGGTTGACACGGATGAAGCTGGTCGGTTGACTTCATTGCACTAAGCAACACGTCTAGAGCTGCTCGGAAGAGTGCAAGACTAGACTTGTAAACCCCTCTCGCTTCGGCGGGAGGGGTATTTTTTTATGACGATTTGCTATAATGGACGTACTAAAAAAAGAGCGGTTACTTGCTCTTTATACGGGCTGTGTATGGAGCATAGCCCTAATTTTATGCCGAAAAAAATTTCTAAAAAATTCTAAAATTATTGTTGACTTAGTCCCCAAACGGGACTATATTATATACAACAAGAGGGAGACAGAAGGTCAAACCTCAGCCCAGAGAAGGGGAACAAAATGAAATTCACCAAGACTTCAGCAAAGCAGCTCACCGAGTTCATGGCAATCATGGACAAGGACGGATGCGTTCCATCCAGTGAGTGGGTCAGCGGTCGCTACTCAACCAAGCACGCAAAGGCACTCCCACCATTCGTTACAAGGTTTGAGCGCAAAGAGTACAGCAAGACCAACCTTCCAAAGCACGACACACCAGAGCGCACAGCTTACTGGTACTTCCAAAAGAACACTCGCCGTCGTGTGGTTCTTGTGCTCGACAAAGAAGCAGCAATGAACTTCTTCTTTGAAGCTGCAAAGGGCAAGGAGATCTAAGAAAGCAAGACAGCCCCTCGTGAGAGGGGCTTACTCTTAAGGAGGATATACATGAGAAGCAAACAAGAGTTCAAAGCTCTACGCGAGCAAGTCGGAATGAGCCAGACAGACCTAGCACTCGCGCTGGACGTGTCAGAGCGTTCCGTCAAGCGTTGGGAAAGCGTCAAGTACAAAGAGTACAACGCACCACAAGACGCGTGGGACATCCTGGACGATGCGCTGAAGCTACAACGTCAAGTGGTCTCTGCTGCTCTAGGGCAGATTGAGGAAGCTGCACAAGAGGTCGGCGGTTATCCAGCAAGTGTGAAGCTGGTCTACTGGTCCTCACAAGCAGAATACGATGAGCACCACTGCGTGGACGATGACGGTGACTGGAGACAAGCAAACGCAACGGCTCGAATTGTCTCGTATGCGCTCCACGAGCGAGGAATTGAGACTGATTGGATCAGCGGAGCGGACAACTTAGTTCCGAAGCAATAA